TCGGTGGAGAGTGCGAGCGCACGGGTGAATACATCGCCCGCCACATTCTGAAACGAGGTCAGTGCCGCCGCTGCGTTCTGAATTTCCTCCTTCTTGAATAAGGTGTTGGCTTCAATCGCTTCGCCCAGCGCAGTGATTTCACGCGCGGTCACACCCGCTGCCTGATCGGTGGCTTTCAATGCAGCATTCAAGCCGTTGAGTGCCTGTTCTGCCTCCTTAAATTCGGCGATGCCCTTGGCAGTGGCAAGCGCAAGGCCACCCAGCACGGCGGCGGTGGCAAGACCGATCGGCCCAAGGCGACCCAGCACTCCGCCGACTGAACCCGCACCACCCGCAAGGCTCTCCATGCCGAGGCGCACTTCCTGGCTGACGGCATTAACGGCAAGCAGCGAACGGGAGGCAGGTTGCGTGGCGTCCTTAATCTTCTTTAATGCACGCTCGCCCGTATCACCGGTGAGCGTCAGCTCACGCCGCGCCTTATCACCTTCGATCACCGCCAGGCGGATCGATACATTTCTCGTGGTTGCTGTCGCCATTATTTTTTAACGCTTGGTGAAGGCCATGTTCGGCATGGTGAAAAAGAAGCAGTAAGGGCGTGGTGTCGTAGCCAATCGTAGCGGCGATGACCGATAACGCCTCGATATCGAAGCCCAGTACGAGACCGCCAGCACCCACGCGCAGCTGGTTGGCACCGCGCAGGATGACATCCCATACGGCGTAGCCTTCCTCGGTGATGGCCTGATGCTGGATGTAAGGGCAGCGTTCGCCGTTCAGAGTGCTGGCTTCGCCTCGGCTGCAGGGGAGATTTTCTTCCGCGCACGACCTGCAGTAGCGCGGCCCGCCGCCGAAGTGCCATTTACAACGGGCCGCAAGCCGTTTCCCTCTGCCTCCAGCAGATCAAGCTGGCGCATATATTTCTTGCCGAATTCCTGATTCACGAACCAGATATCCATCAGTTGCGTGATATTCTCCCGCGTCAGTTCTGCCAGCTCGCCTCCCACTGGCTTCATGACATTTTCCCACGCGATGATGGCATGGATGGCCAATGCCGTAATCAGTGCCGTTTCTGATAATGAATGCCGCACGCGCTCATTCTCCAGATCGGGCAGATCGCTTGCATCCGCTCCTGCATCCAGCCGCGCTTTACGTTCAGCCTGCAGGGCGAGCATGGCGCGCACCGCATCGGCCTGCGCCATGTGCATGAGCGCGGAAGTTAACGGCTTTACCTTCACACGCGCATCCGCCTGCAGGTCGATCCAGAATGGCTCTTTTTTAAGGTCGAGTTTCAACATAATGGCTCCTTATGGGTAGCTGGTGACATCGTTTTTAAGCACCACAGTGACGGATTTACTGAGCGCGTCGTCATAGACAGCCTGCCAGTTGAAGCTGGTCTGCACGCCGCCAGGGCCAGAGATGGGAATGCGCGGGCGCGGCAGATACACCTCATGGAATGTCCATGTGAGATTGAAGTTGTTACCGTCCAGCCCCGCCAGCCGATACGCCAGCTCCAGCTCGATGGCGGTGTTGTTGATGGCATCATCCACCAGCGTGGTATCGGCAAAACGCACCTCGATGCTGCCTGTGGTGGTGATGGTGGTGGGGTCAACCCCGTCGATCAGCCCATCATTGCGGATGGTCGGCACGCCCTGCATGCCGTTGCTGTAGGTAAATTGTGCGCCCGTTACATTACCAAGCGCCGCGCCATTACGTTTGACCGAACCGTTAAACTGGCTGAAGGGTTTATAAACACGGCTTGTCGGTGTGCCACCCTGCGAGGCGGCGAAACGTGTTTCTCCCTGTGCCAGCACATTGAGTGTGGCATTGGCGGCACCCGAACGCTGAAAATTGAGCGCCATTGAATTGAGCATACACCCCGTATGCACGAAATACGCAGGCACATTCACATGGCCGATCTCAGCGGCGAACGATGGAAGTGCCGCCGCACCGCTGACAAACGTATGGGTGAATCCACCACCCGATAACGTGGCACCGCTCACCACCGCATTTGCATTGCCAGAAGCGAGAGTGAAACTGTTGCCCACCGCACTCAGCGTATCATGCACAATGTTCAGTTTTGTGCCGCCACCGTTGGAATAGGTCGCAGGCGTGATGCTGGCATTCACCGATGCGTTAAGGTCAGTCGCCAGCTGCGTGAGCGTGGCGTTCAGGTTCGCTCCGATATTGGTCTGCGTACCGGCCGCGCCCGATGCCACAAACGTCCATACCACGCCGTTGATGGTAATGGTGTGCGATGCGCTCGGATTGGCAGTAAAGGTAATATCACCCGTAGCCGCCACACCCGCCGATACGGGGTTACCCAGCAGCAGCTGCAGCCAGCGCCCAAAATCCCGTGCTTCGACCGGCACGACGATATTGCCCTCGTCGTTGATGACATCACGAAACGGCGCGCGTGGTTCACGGCCTTGCCCCAGCAATTCTGAGGAAAGCAGGTTCTGTTCTGCGCCGATATCGGATGATACGAACGCGAATTTCTCCCAGTTACCGGGTGGTTTTACCCCGTAACTGGCTTCTTTAAGGGCAAGCAGCGTCGCTGCCGAACCGTAGGATCGAGCCATAATAATCTCCTTGTTTGGTTAAAAAATTAACGAAGCGGGCTGGTGGTGTTAAACCGCATCAGTACATTGACGGTAGCGGCGCGGATGGCAGGTGCGCCTTCAACTGCTTCCTGCAGGAACTCCGGTGCCTGCGCCTCCACCCATTCGGCGAGGCCATTCATGCTGCGGTTATTCTCGATCAGGTTGCCGATAATCATCAGCAGATCATCAAGGCTGGTCTGCTGGCTCTGGGCGTAGGCATTATCGATCATGATCTCAAACGTGGCGACCTGCTCATAAATATAGGTGAGCGGTGACAGCAGCACTTCAGGATCGCCGCTTTCGCCATCCCGCAGGATAATGATCGCGCCACCCTCCGGCACTTTCATCAGCTTGTCGGGATTACGCAGCACCTTGATGCGGCTGCTTTCCAGCGTTTTAAGCTCGGCAAAAAACGCTGCAATAATCTGTTCCCTAACGCTCGGCATCATTGGTCTCCGTAAAATTCTGCAGGATCAGTTGAGGAAGTTTGTCGCGCCAACGCCCCATTGCGCCATCCACATCCAATCGTTTCTTGAGCATCACCTGCGGCAGCAGGATGAACATCACCACCGTGGCAAGGCCGCGCCCTGTTTTCAGCGCACGGTCAGAGGCTTTGCGGTAGCCGCCGCGTTTTCCCGTGCCAGCGCGCAGATTATCCACCACCAACAAGGATGGTGCGCCCTTGCGATAGACAAAACGCAGCCGCCCCAGCGAATGCTCGGGGAAATTATCGGGGTTAATACGTTTGCCGCCAACTCCGCGCTTGGGCGCAGCGGCGGTAGGGATGGCAAGAAAAACACCTTTGTTGCTTTTAATGACTGCTCCATCGCCGAAGGCGCGGATAATCAAGGGGGCTTTGCTATAGACCAGCCCCGCAGTGCCGAGTGAAAAGCCGCTGGCGGGATAGCGTTTGAATCGCCATGTACGCGCCATTTTTTCGCCAAGGCCAGCCCGTAACACCTGCGATTTAAGCTCATCCCGGAGACCCGTCGCAGCTTGTGTAACACCCAAGGTCACTGCTTTTTCGGCGGCGGCAGCTTCCTGCTTCATGATCTTTTGCAGATCACCACGGATTGCCGCTTCCAGCCTCATCGCTTAACTGCCTCCACTGTCCAGATCAGGCGATGTATGTCGCGTCTGGGTTCGCCGATAATCCGGTATTCTTCGCCCTGATAAATCATCACATCATCGGCCTTCGGATCTGCTACTTCGTTGATCCGAAAATCGAATAGCGTGACCTCGCTGCTGATGTCACTCTGTCCAAGCCCGATGATTTCATCGGGACGTTTGGGAATAAGGGTGACGGCACGGTTCATGCCGATGCGTGGCTGGAATGTTGCCGCCACCCCAAGTTTGGCAAAGAGCGAATCAACAGAGCGGGAAAACGCCGTCATGGCTGTTTTCCGCCATCGGCAGGTGGCTTGCTGTTACCACTTTCTGCGGGTGGTTTACCGCCCTGCGGCTCTTTCGTTTCCTTCTCCGCAGGTTTGTCGGCTTTGCCCACCTTGATGGCGATACCGCGCGCAATCAGGTCTTTGGCTTCATCGTCATCGATATCAACCGGAGTGCCTGGAGGAATTTCCTCCGCTTTTCCAGCTTTACCAACAACCAGTGTCGTGTGTGATGTGATTTTCATGAGTATCCTCCATTAATTGACGGTTGCACAGAAGCAGGCATTCGGGCGATACGGCACGACGAGTGGTGCCGACTGCAAGAGCAGCCACCGCACTGCAGGGTCTTCTTCCAGCCATGATTTGCTGAAATAACGCTGGGCGCGGTATGCGGCCTTTTCATCCTGAATCACGCCATAGCAGCGTGTGCCTTCCACATTGACGGGGCTGCCCACAATCACCGTGTTGGTGGGAAGCATCGGCACGGTGTTGCCAAGATCATCAGTGTAGACATCGTTGTAAATCCAGATGTCGAAATCACCGATGGTGCCGATGAAACGCGCCTTCTCATTACCTTGGCCACGCACTAGCGGATCGACCTGAAAAGCCGAATTGGTGCCACGGTAGATAGTGAGCAAGGCTTTCACGTCGTCACTGTTTCGGAACAGTCGCCATGCAGCAGGGTCCATGATCACCGTTTTGGCGGCTGCGCCAGACTTGGTTTGCACAAGGCTTGCCCAATCCTCCAGATTATCTAGAGGCTTAATGCCAGCCTGACCCCAACGGTTACCACCTGTGAGCGTCACCGTAAGTGCCGCATCACGCTGAAAATTTACCACCACGGTTGGATAATTATCACCTGAGACGGTTACTTGCCCAAGCCGCAGTGCTTCGGAGGCCATCACTTCCTCTCGGCGTGTGAGGTTCTCCAGCTGGTTTGTCAGCGAGCGATTCAGTGCCGCATCCCGTCGCTGCTGTGGCGTGAGGGTGCCACCAATTCTTTCTCCGATGGTGCGTTTGAGGGGAGCACTGGGGTCAAAGCGCCGCTTGTCTTTGGCATAAGCTGGCTTGAAACTTTTAGTTTCATAGCCGGAATCAGCGACGACTTTGCCTGCCACCAATGGTGAAACAAACGGCGTGAGGCGCGGTTTCGATTTATCGATATCGAAGAAAATCTCTTCAGTATCGGCGGTTTGCACCTGCCCGAAAAATGTATCGAGCAGAAATGAGGCTGGACGGTCGAGATACTCGACCGTCTTGTTCAGCACTTGCGTAGAAAAAATATCGACAGGCATGGTTAAGCTCCTTGGTTTTTGGTTAAGAAGATGGATTTATTACGCAGGCCAAGTGAGATGGAGGCTGCGGTGTGGCCAGCGCCAAGCGTCAGCGCCAGTTCATTGAACTCACCCGACAGGTAAACAATCGCTTCCTTGTCTCCTCCAGAGGCATCGGTATCTTCTCCGAGAATAGCCTCTGGCGTTTGCGATCCATCCGCAGCGGCTGAGGCACTGAGGATATACTTGCCGCTGGCGGTAATGCGTCCAAGTACGGCACCGCGTACAAGGTTAGCGGGAGTGGCGATGGTCACCTTGCGTGCAACACGCGGAAACTCACCGGCGAATAAATTGTCAGGGATGTAAGTCCCCTGATTGGTAAAACCTGAAGCTGGCATAAAAAATTCTCCTTCTGTTGGGATGGGTTGATCAAATTGCTTAATGTCTGTTTCAGTAAGCTGTGGGCTTTGCTGAAGCAGTTGGTTGCTGAGTGGCTGTAAAAGCCATTTCATGAAGCCGCAGCGAGGCGTTTGGCCACACTATCGACATCATCTTCCTCCGCCTCAGCAGCGGGGGTAATCTTGGGGTTGGGCAGTGCATTCATCGCTGCCTCAAACCCGCTTGTTTTCGGTGCAGGTTCGATTTTTGGTGCCTTGGCGAGCATGGCGACCGCTGCGTCTGGTGCCATATCGGTGGCAAAAGCCAAATGCTGCGCGAGATCACCGCGATCTTTCGCTTCCTCTGAGGCGAGGATGGTCTGTATGCGCGAGCGTTCCGCCGTTTTGGCAGTCGTTTGCACCTCAGCAAGCAATGTGGGGTGGTCTTGGGTCAGTGTCGGTAAATCCATAACAGTCTCCTTTTTGGTGGTTGCGGGTAATAAAAAACCCCGCTGGAGGGCGGGGTTTGAACTGGCGGAGAATTCCGCGATCAGTTTTTCGAGTGAGCCGATGCGGTCGGCAAGACCGGCATTCACGGCATGTGCACCGATCAAGATATCGCCGCCGCCGAACTGCTCTAGAACTTGCGCGGCCTCAATGCCGCGATTGCGTGCGAGCGTCTGCACAAACACTTCCGCCATCGCATCAATGCGCGTTTGCAGCTTGGCGCGGCCTTCATCGGTTTCGGGATTCAGGCGCTTGAACGGGCTTTGCGAGGAGACGATTTCAATAGTGGTGGGGGCATTTTTATCGGGTTTAGCACCACGATAGACCGCGACTACCCCAATCGAGCCGAGGCCAGAAGTCTCGGATGCCACCACCTGATCGGCAGCGCTTGCTATCCAGTACGCGCCCGATGCCGCATCGCCGGACGCATAAGCGATGATCGGTTTTTTACCGCGTGCCGCAAAGATCATATTCGCCAGTTCGGCGCAGCCATTGACCTCGCCGCCAGGGGAGTCGATATTAAGGATGATGGCGTTGATGTCAGAATTATCGAGCGCAACCGTAAAATCCTGCGCCAAAATCTCATACGATGTCGCGCCACTAATAGCGGTGAACAGATTGGCATAACGGAAAAGCGGCCCCGTCACTGGAATCACAGCCACACCATCACGCTCGATGACCGTGTGAGTATTTTGCAGTTCCTTGCCCAGCCGCGCTGCCACCGCTTCGGGTTTTTCATTCTCGCGCTCGGCGATTTCTAAAATTGTCTCGAGTGCTGATTGTGTAATCGCCCACGGCTCACTGGTCGCTTTGTTCCATACCCGCATTGTCATCCTCCTCATCGTTGGTGTTTTGTTTGCTGTCTTTCCCTTGGCCGGGGAGCGATTTGACGGCGATGCTGGGGGTGAGATCACCCAAGCCCAGCTCGTGCATTTTGGCTTTTTCGCGCGCACGCTGTTCCAGCACTTCTTCCCAATCCAGCCCCTGCATCGCGCATTCATCTTCGAGCGTGGAAAGACCAGCTTCCATGCGGATTTGCGAGGCCTGTGCTTCTTTGACGGGGTCAACCCAGCCGCGACCAGGGCCGATCCATTTGCAGCGCGACCATGCGGCGCGGTTGGTGTAAAAATCGGGTGCTTCAATCTTACCGCTATTGATCGCTTCTTCCAGCCACAGCTCATAAACAGGCTTTGCCCAATAGGTAGCAAGCCACTGTCTGCGCCCTGAGAAGAACCGCCATGCTTCGAGCAGTGCCGCGCGCGCACTCGAATAATTCGTCTTCGAGAAATCCTTCATCAACAGTTCGAAGGGCAGATTCAGCCCTGTGCCAATGTGGCGCAGGATATTTTCGACAAACGCGCCATACGCGGAATTCGGGCGGCTTGGCGTAAACGGCGAGAGCTTGTCGCCGGGGAATGTGGTGATGATCGAGCCGCCTGCGAGCTTGGCGCGCCATTCGCGGCGCTTGGTATCGTAATCTTCAAAGCTGCCGCCGAACATCTCGACGACGGTTTCGGCATCGAGCGGCGTTTCGATGAAGGCGGCGATCATGGCATTCACCACCGCTGCCTGCAGTTCCGACCGCTCGTAGTGATCGAGCATCTTGAACATCGGCATAATGGCGGTAAGTGCAGGCTTGCCACGGTTCTGGCCGGTGCGCTCTTTATCATGGATATGCAGCACGCGCCTGCGTCCAAATTCAGTCCGTGCAGGGATGCGCTGCCATTCATCCGCCGAGGAGGCGAAGGGCAAAAACACATCGCCCGGATGGGTTTTACGGACATGATACGCCAGCGGCGCACCGTAATCATCGATCTCAATGCCGCCGTGCAGGGCTTTATCATCGGGCTTACCGCTAGGATTGCTCAGGCGATCTGGCTCCACCAGTTGGATGGTGGTGGCAAATGCGCCGCCACGTTCCGGCAGCCACAGCGGCAATGCCAGTGCCTCGCCATTGATAAAGCCGGAGCGAAACACCTGCGTGGTCAGCCCAGCAAAATTGAGGGATAACGCCGCATCGCACTCAAACCCTTCCGCCCAGCCACGCCAGAGTGATTCCACATCCCGCGCCCAATCATCCGCCCATTCTTTTGTGCGCCCCAGCGCACGGTAATCGGGCAAAGCCGAGAGCCGCAGCCCCGTGCCGACGACGTTGTCCACCATCGTCTGCGC